TCTCCTGCTTGACAGAAACTCTGCACTCACATAGTGTCGAGCGTTCATGTACAGCCCTACTTCCGTGTCAGCGATATTTGCTGGCTTTGCACCAAACAATGACTTATAAACGCTGTTGAAGTACGGGCCGATCACCGGTACTGAAGCATACATTGCCAAATTACACTCGGCGATCGCCATCGCGACTCGCACGCCCCCTCCGTATGTGTCATAATGTCTGTGACTGGCGAACCCGGCCGAGATGAGCTTAACCCAGTCCCCGACCATCTTGACGCTCCCATCTATCGTAAGAAACCTCGACTGACAATAGACAACATCTTCCATCCTGTATGCTGGTTCCTCAATGTCGACTTCGTAGCCCATGTCGAGGAAGGCCTGTGAGAGCAACGTCTTGTCCAGAAGATGAAGGTCATCAGCCTCTATAATAAGGCCTGCATCATCCCCGTCCAAAACGGCATCCCACTTCCTGAGCTTTAGCTTCTTTGCTACCGCACAAATAAGCAGGTACGATATCAGACAATTGCCACCCGCCGTATCCAAGTCACCGGACATCCTGGTGCCTTCAACGGTGTATCTGATCCCTCCCTGTGTTTTACCTTTGTTTATGATTCTGTGCGACAGCAGCTTGGCCAGCTCGGAGTCAGAGAAAACGGACTTATAAATACCATCCACAATGCCTAAGATGGATTTATGACAATGCGCATCAAACTTCGACTGATCGAACGCGACCCAGACTGGCCTTATGAACTCAGAATATTTATCCTGAACAAGCCTGCCTACCGCGTCTTTCGATAACCCCTTGGTTATGATGCGAGATCTCTTGACTCCCCTCCATGGACCCTTCAGTTGATACAAAACACGCTCGAGCGGCTTGAAATACTGACCGAAAACCAAGTTGTATCTCGGCCCCCTGTACTGAATCATACGGGGGTACGCCGTGATACCCTTCTTGCAGAAATTAACTTTATCTGCTTTGATAAAGGCTTTCACGCCAGCATCTCTAGCACTATATGGCTCCCTGTCTAGGGAGTCAAGGGCTCTTTGGTACAAACGCCCTCGTCTCCCCTTATAGTGTTCCCTGACTTCCTGCATACTAATCTTCGAAACGTCAAATTTCTTCAACTGCTTCTTTAATATGCGAGCTTGCAATCTAAAAGATCGCAGGCCCTCCTCTGTAGGGCTGGGAACAACTTTCA